ATCTTCCCAAATCTCATCTTTGACTTCTTGCCTGATAGAAGCATCAACCTTAGTAACTAACTCAAGGTCTGACTTCTTAGGAATCCACCATTGATGATTCAATGATTTGTAAGCTGGAGATGGTTGACCTAAGTCCTTCCATCTCCATTGAATAGCACCATGTTCTGTATTGCACATTAATTTCATTACTTACTCCCTTCTAAATAAGCATCTACTATTCTTTCAAAGAACTTAGAAGACCATTGTGTGTAAAATACTGATTTCAATAACTCATAATGCTCACCCTCTTTTCTTATTAGAGCATCATGGAATTTAGGATTCTGATTAACAACCTTAGCCAATCTTTTTACATAGTCAGCTTTGGTTGTTTGATTTCCTCTACCTCTTTTTCCTACTCCTATCATTACTTACTCCCCATAGTTAATTGAACTTCATGTCCTTGCTTGATTAATCTTGCCTTCTTTTTTCTCATGACTGTTAAGTCGCTAGTCTTAGTTGCCAGTGCCCAACCAAAGTTAGGCACGTTTACTTTTAGTGTGTATCTAGTCATTATGCACACTCCATTTTTTTAAGGTAATCTTCTTTGCTGTTGTAGATAAAACCACCATCAGAAACAAACTTACCATCTCTTTCAGCCAATGCTAATTCTTTAGCTCTAGCTCTATTTTCATCACAATAGTTATCAAGAGGTAAAACATAATTTAAACCTCTCTCTCTAGGGTATTTTTTATTATTAATAAATACCTGAAAATGGTCTCCCATAAAATCTGAACCTACCCATTTTGTTGTTACTTTATCCATGTTATTTAACTCCTTAATTTTATTTAACATACACTCATTATACATAAATATATATAAATGTGTAAAAAAATATTAATTTATTTTAAGGTGCTAAATTATAGGATTTAGAACAGGAACTGCACTTAGGGTATCAAGAGATTCTTGAAGTGAATCTAATTCCATAGTGTCAGTAATAATCTTCTTATCAAAGGTGAAATAGTTTTGTGAGGATGTATTGGATTTAAACATGATTCTCTTTTGACCATCAAAGAAGAATACAAAGGCTAGAATATCACAAGTATAGTTCTTGTAAGTATCAGACATTGCTCTTGAGTTCTCAGCAGCAAAGACAAACTTCTTTTCTTTAGTAGCTCTTCTGCTTTTAACTTGCACTGTATATATAGCGTTGCCAAATTCTACGATTAAATCTGCTGGATGTTTTTCTTGGGTTGGAAAGCAGAAGTCTGCATATTCCAAAAGGAATGTTTGTACTAAGGATTCACCCAAAGCACCTAGTCTTGAATTAGCCTGATGCTGGTCTGATGTTTTTCTTGGCATTTTGACACAAGGCTAACTGTCTTGAATTATAAGCTGCTCTATTAGGTGTTTGTGTTGCATATTTACTTCTAAGTAATTCTTCTGATGCTTCTAACCAACACTCCATTTCCATAAGTGCTCTTGTATGTCTAAAAGCCATCCATCCTGTTATGCCCATTTGAAAGGTGCAATCCACACAAACCATTTGTGCAAGTTCAGGAAAACTTCTCCAAACGTGCCAGTGCTTGTCTAAGCTATCTATGACTCTTTTAATATCATTATCAAGTAGATACATAGCTTCATCTTCTGATATGCCATTTGCTTCTAAGTTTCTACCCACGCCACATGTTAAAAAATTTTCAGAGCATTTGTAGGGAAAGGTTCTCAACCCTTCATGCTTAACTAACATTTCTCTTATTTTGTCTGTCATATTATTTTCCTAATGGTTTATAGATAAAAAATGCTGATAGTAAACTAGCACCAACTCCTGTTGCTAGAGCCTCATTCCAAAATGCTCCAAAGTGAGTTGGATGAACCAATAAATCTGCAACAAATGTGCAAACACCTAAAATAATTGCTGGTGCATATTTATGTTGCATAAAAATTTGATACCAAGACTTCTTGGTTAATGAAGCTAAGGTAGCTGCAATAATACCAGTAACATTAGCTTTCCAAAAATGTGTAAAGGTCAATGCTGATAAATCACCTTCAACCATCATTGGATAACATATAGCAAATGCTTTTGCCCAGTTTTGATAGAACTCTGTGTTTTTTATTTTATTTATTATTTCCATTTTGTTTTTTATATACTTCTAATTCTGTTTTTAAAATAATAACTTCTTTTTCTAATTGTATCACCTGTTCTTCTAATACTCTTATATCAGGAAATATATATTTATTTTGATTAGCTCTTAGATTTTGTATCTCTCTTTCATTAAAATCTATTTTTTCAGTAGTATATGCATAACCCCAAACAGCTAAAGCAATAACACTTATTATTTGCAACAAATAACTAAGAGAGATATTTAAAGTTGATTTATCATCAACCTTAGCTAACTCATTCATTATTTACCTATGCCCTTTAACCTCTCAAAAGACCTCATACCACCAAGACCAAGCATACCCATCAATACAGGTAACATAGTAGATGTATCAGCTTGAGGTACAACTATTCCAAAGGGTGCTAATAATGGACTAATTAAAAAATTGACTGCAAAACCTGCAACACATACCCATGCTGTTGCTGGTCTCCATGATGATTGAAACCAACTGCCCTTGGCTTCTTCTTTGTTTACTTCTATTTGTGCTTTAGCAATCTCATGTATATGCTTTTCAGACATGGTTGCAATTTCATGTGCAATCTTTTGTTTTGTGTCAGCATCAGGAATGAACTTGTTGAGCAAGTCACTGACTGGTTCGATAAGTTTGTCTATCATATATTAAATTAAATAATCTTTGAGAAGAATCAATAGCATTGATATTACTATTGTTGTAAGACCACCCTTAATCCAGTTATTTAAACCATTAATATCATCATCTAATTTTTCAAAGTGTTTAAATGCTGTAGTCCACCTTTCTGCACATTGTGTCTCATGTACTTGTAAAGATGCATGAACTTCTTGGGCAGTCTTTCTAGGCATTATTCTTCCTCTACTACCTCAGCTACATCTTCAACATTAACAGCTCTATCAAATGACTCAATACAAATGTTTTTATATTCATTTGTGATTACATAGTCATCATAGGCTTCTTGAAGTCTAGCTAATTTCTTACCAGCTACATTTAGCTTTGCAGCTATAGCCATTTGATCTTCATTTAGATCAGCAGCTCTGTATTCAGTGCCATTAAATGTAATGATTACTGGTTCTTGGTTTTCCATCTTATTTTCTTCGTTACTCATTAGTCTCTCCTATAAGTTTATTAAAATTAAATTATATACTAAGAATTATTTTCTATGTAACTTTTGCCAGTAGAAATTGCATCATTAAATGTTGTTTTATCTTCATTACTGCCAGCTACATCAGGTGTGTCATCATCTTCATCAACAGGTGCATAGGCTAAGACTAGTTCTAAGTGATCTACGTTCCTTTGTACCATATCATTAATGTCAGATTGCTCCATTCCTTTAACGTCCCAAGTTCCAGCTTTTACACCATCAATTAATGTTACGCTATCAGTTCCTGCTGTTAGACATTCGCTTACTGTTTGTGCCATATTATTCTCCTTTTAAAGTTTGTATTTCGGCTTTTAATTCATCTACTTGCGTAGACAGTTCTTGAATTGCTTTAGTTAAAATTGGTATTAAATAACCTTCAGCAATTTCTTGTTGTCCTGTATGGTCTAACTCATGCCACATTTTAAAACCATTAGTAATTTCATCATGATTATCAATAACCTCTTTAACTTCTTGAGCTATAAAACCATGTTGAGTTTTTTCATTTTTATATGCTTCTGTGGAGCCTTCTTCATAACCTTTAAAATTATCAGGTATTTCGCCTTTAGTTTTGTAATTAAAAGTTACTGGTCTTAAATCGTTTATGAAACTTAATCCTGCTTCAGCATCTTTTATATCTTTTTTAACTCTTATGTCAGAAACTGCTGCCCAAGATGTGCCACCAAAAGCCAATCTACTATCAGTAGAACCTCCTCCAAGAGTTGTAAAGTTTGCAGCACAATCTAAATTATATCCGAAACCATGTTGGTCATTAGCAGTAGCACTAGTTCCTGTGTTGTAAGCACCAAACATAGTATTAGCTATACCAGTAGTTAAATCAGGTGTTTGATAAGTACCTGAATTGTAGCCTACTAAAGTATTTCCAGAAGCTGTAGTTAAGTTATCTCCTGCAAAAGTACCTATAAGAGTATTAGCTCCTCCAGTAGTTACTTTAGCTCCTGCATCATACCCAACGGCTACATTACTTGATGCTGTTGTTTGTGATTCTAAAGAAGAAGAACCAAGGGCAGTATTTTGAGCTCCTGTAGTGTTTAGTTCTAAAGAATTATAACCAACTGCTACGTTATTATTTGCTGTTGTATTTCCTGTTAATGCATTGTGACCTAGAGCAGTATTTGCTAATCCTGTTGTATTTGCATCTAAAGTTAAACTACCTAAAGCAACATTTCTATTTCCTGTTGTATTAGAACCAAGAGAGTTATAACCAATACCTACATTGTTATCTGCTGAAGTATTATTTGCTAATGCATAACCACCTACAGCAACATTTCTATCACCTGTAGTGTTATCTAATAAAGTTGTGTACCCTATAGCAGTGTTAGTATTTCCTGTTGTATTA